TCGAAAATCTTGCGCGATCGGGCCGGTCTCCATTGGCAGTGCTTGACGCAGATTACGCTCGGGTTGCGGCTCGCAGTGTATTCAGCTAATCGCCAGCCCAATGGATTGAGTACAGCAAACAGTATTAAGAGCATATAATATAAAATATATGTTCTTAATGTATTGACAACCGGAAGAACAGTGTTATTCTGTTTTTATAAGAACTAGAATAGCGAGATAATATGACTACGACAAAGCCTAAGAAAGAGATAATCGGCCCGAAGAGTTTGAAGCAAGAGATGTTTATATCTTCGGATGCTGATATAACAATTTTTGGTGGTGAATAAGCGCCTCCTGTTTTGTCAAAACAAAAACCCCTCTAATTCAGGGAAACCCTAACGTAAAGACGAGGGCAATCCTGAGCGAAGCATATTGATAATATGACCGTGCAGAGACTATGGCCGATGAGTGTAAGCCAGTAGGTGTCAAGCGACATCGAAACGGGGGGCATATCTTACGATATGAAGATATAGTCCGACAACATCAGAAATGGTGGAAAGAGGGTAGCGCCTCTAAAACTGAAAGGCAGCATCTTCTGGGAAAAGCCATTTAGGTGTTATGGACTTTCTTCAACATGTACACCACAAAGGCTTCCGGGGAGTAATCTCCAGACGTACCACTACAATGTTGAAAAGTAGTGGCGGTATTCTTGATAAGTGCTTGCAACTGTTCCCTAAGATTGACCCAAAAGTACGCTGGAAAAGTCAGGACAATAAGTTCGTTTTCTCAAGTGGTGCGGAAGTTTATCTTCGCCACTTTGAATACTTCAAAGACCACGTGAACTGGCAAGGGACAGAATATACTGAAATCCTTTGCGATGAAGGAACACAGTTTGAAGAAGAAATGGTGTTGTACTGCATGTCTCGTCTTCGTAATCCTAATTGCCCCGTTAAGCCACGGCTTCGAATTACTTGTAACCCCGATAAAAACTCATACCTGAGAAAGTGGGTTGATTGGTATATCGATGAGGAAGGTTATCCCATTGAGGAAAGGTGCGGAGTAAAGCGATACTTTATACGTAGAGATAATACATTCATTTGGGGTGATACCCGCGAAGAAATTATTGAGAAGTATAAAGTTGACCCAAAGATTGTACTGTCATTCACTTTCATCAATGCTACAGTTAAAGATAATCCTGTTGTCCTTGAGAATAATCCTGAATATGTTGGGTGGCTTGAATCCCTTGGTCGGGTCGAGAAAGCTCGCCTACTTTTTGGGAATTGGAATGTATCATCCGAAGCTACGGGCTACTGGAAGAAAGAGTGGTGTGAGATTGTTGATAAGCCGCCATTGGACGCAATAAAAGTTGCAAGAGCGTGGGATATTAGTGGATCGCTCCCATCAGAACTAATGCCAAATCCAGACTGGACTGCTGGTGTTAGAATCTCAAAAGACAGGTATGGAACTTATTACATTGAAGATGTAGTCAGATTTCGAGCCAGACATGGCGAAGTGTTTGAGCGGATGGTGGAGGCAGCTAAACAAGACGGGGAGGACACGCTTATTGTTGTTCCTGCTGACCCCGGTGCAAGTGGAAAACAATATGCCTCTACACTAATACGTGATCTTGCTGAACGTGGATTCTACGCCAAATCAAAACCAACATCCAAATCCAAAGTACAACGCTTTGCACCATTCTGTGCAGCTTGCGAAAGTGGAAATGTGAAGATCGTTGCTGGCGAATGGAATGATGCTTTCATTGAGGAATTGGAAGCGTTTGATGGATCAAGGAGAGTGAAAGACGATCAAGTCGATGCCGCAGCAGATGCTTTTGCAATGTTAGCCTCCGGTATCACAATCCCAACATTCACTCTACCAGATACAACATCCACATCACGATTTGGTTTTGCTTAATTAAAAGGAGAGAAGCCTTATGGCTGATAATGAGCTAGAAGATTTCACTCAATTAACTAACGATGCTGGTGTGACAATTCCACGCATGAATATGAGTGAGATTGGTTATAGTGGATTAAAAGTTAGTAGCGGCATTATCTACGAAGAGGCCAGACGAGAATTACGATGGCCCGATAGTATTCGTACATACAAGGAAATGCGTAAGGACACCACTATTTCTGCTGCCCTTAAAGCATACGAACTAATGATTAGTCGTGTCAAGTGGGATGTTGAAGCCTGTAAAGATGCTACAGACCAACAGAAGCTGCGTGCTGAGTACATTGAATCTGTAATGCACGATATGGAAGGAAGTTGGTTTCAGTTCATTAAGGAAGTGACTACGTGTTTTACGTATGGACATTCTATTATTGAGAAAGTACCACGCCGGAGGCGATATGCCAATGGCAGTAAATACAATGATGGATTTGTTGGACTGAAGAAGCTGGCCCCACGAAGTCAAGATAGCATTACCAAGTGGGTATTTAGTGATGATGGAAGGGAGTTAGCAGGTGTAGAACAGACTATCGTCAATAACGGTAATTACGTCCGATACCAAGTGAGCGGAGAACCCATCTTCATCCCCCGTGACAGGTTTATGTTGTTCCGTACAGATACTACAAAGGATAATCCAGAAGGGGCTTCCCCACTATCTAGTTGTTACATTGCATATCGCTTCCGTAAGGAATTGGAAGAGATTGAGGCGGTTGGTTACAGTAAGAATATTAACGGTGTTCCGATTGTCTGGTTGCATCCGAAGTATATGGCGGATGATGCTAGTGACTCAGACCGTGCGGTATATTCTTACTATAAGAACATGGTACGTAATCTTCAAATGAATGAGCAAACAGGCATTGTTATGCCGCTCATGTATGATGAAGGACGTAACAAGATGTTTGATTTCCAGCTTCTGTCTGTAGATAACACGACGGCTCAACACATCGCAGCAGCAATTACCAGATGGGATAATAAAATCCTTACAGCCCTTCATAGTGATCTCCTCAAACTTGGACAGGATGCTGTCGGTAGCTACAGCTTGGCTGACAGCAAAAGCAACATGTTGGCGATGAGTATTGAAGCACGTCTCAAAGAAATCCAAGATGTCCTGAATAATGATCTTATTCCGTGGCTGTATAAAATGAATGGGTGGCGTGATACAGAAATGCCTAAGTTTGTTTATGGTGATTTGGATGAGATTGATTTGGAAGTGTTTAGTAAGGCTATTCAACGCGCTAAGGCTGTTGGACTTGTAGCTCCTACTGCTGACAACATTAACTATGTTGCTGAAACACTTGGTTTGCCAGATCGTATAGATGAAATGATGGATCAAGAAGAACTGAATATCCTGCTTGGTAAGCCAACATCTAGGTCAGGCGACGGACTTGCCACTGGAATGGGGAATGGTACTGCTAAGACAGTGGCGTCTAACGACAACAGCAGCCTTAACACGGAGAATAACGCATAATGCCTTGGAGTAAATCTAACTTGCCCGCAGCGGCAAAGAAATTGAAAGGACATTCGGCGGACATCTTTGTTGCGGCTGCTAATGCTGCCCTTGAACAGTATGATGGCAACGAAGGTCGCGCAATCGCAACAGGTCTTTCAGCCGTTAAAAAGCACAAAGATAATCTCAAGTCCAAGAGTGTCAGTAAGTCGTCCTTAGACGGTCTTGTAGAAGGTTTTAAAGCCCTTCTTGAACAAGCCTTCGGAACTAAAGATGACATTGAGCCAACTGTTGAAGTGACTAAGAGCGTTGACGTTGAACAGCGAAGGGCAATGTTTGTTGCTCTGGCACCGAATGAAGTCGATGCTCATGGTGACATCAATACAGAGGAAGCTGTTGAGAAAGCCTGTATTAGTTTTAACACCCTTTGTAATAAAGCTAACCTGTTCCATCGTGTGATGACACAAGATATTGTTATTGAACAGTCCTATATCACCCCTGCTGCATTCACTACTGATTCGGGTATTGAAGTAAAGAAAGGGAGTTGGATTCAGTGGATGCACTTTCCTGAAGATAATCCTAATTCTGAACTACTCTGGAAGATGGTTAAGGGTGGGGAGATTCAAGGGATTAGTGTAGGTGCTACAGCCGTCTATGAGGACATTACGGAGAATGTAAATGACTGAAACAGTAACGGCTAAGCGTCGTATCAAGGAATATAGATTTGATAAGCCAGAACATCATATTGCATTGGTGCATTCCTCTCAGGGAGGGGCAGCCAATAATTATCACGAGGCTCTTGTGTTGAAAAGTACAAACGATATTACAGATGAATATCTTGAGAAAGCAACGATGGTAAAGGTTACTTTGCCATTTGATGACTTCCTTGAGAAGTTCTTCGGCATGTGGAGTGACAATGCCGATTTGTTGACGGAGATTTTAGGATTCTCCGACGAGGAAGACATGCCAGAGGCTGATAAAGCCAACATGTCTTGGGAAGATTATAAAGCAGAATGCGAAAAAGAGCGTCAAGATTTTATTAACTCTGTAGAGATTATGAAGTCCAAGACGCCTATTGCTGATATGTCTGCTAGTGATTTTCTGTCCGTTATGACTACTCAGTCTTTGTTTGAAGCTAAGCAAGCTGAGATTGAGAAGGCTTTTAATGCAGCGAAGGTTGCACCAAAGGAGAATAAAAACGTGGAAATCGAAGTTGAACTTCAAAAGGCTAAGGATGAAGCTGCACAAGTACGTGCAGAAGTGGAAACCCTTAAAGCTGCTAACGCTGCTGCCCTGCAAGAACTGGAAACTATGAAAGCTGCACAAGTTGCCGCTAAGGACAATGCCCGTAAAGAGGCTATTGCCGCTGTTGTTCCTCAAGATCAAGTTGAAGATTTGTTCAAGAGTTTCAATGTGCTGGATGATGCTGGTTTTGCCAAGCTGATTGATGTAATGAAGGCCAAGGATACTGTGGAATCTGAAGTATTCAAGGAGAAAGGAATCACTGGTGGCGATGCTGACAAGCCAGTGGATGAAGACAAAACTGCGGCTATTTTGAAAGCCCGCTACGCTACCAAGTAAATAACAAAGGAGAATAAATATGGCTGCTCTTCTGGCAACCGAGACTCAACGAATTGGTAATGTCGTCAAGTACGAATTTGAATCTAACATGGGCTACTGCCGTAAGGCTGTCACGGCCTATGAAGCTGGTGCTAAAACCTACACCCCCGGCACCGTTCTGGGCAAGCAACTGGTGAGTGGTAGTGCTGCTGCTGTTGCAGGTGCCTCTAACACTGGTAACGGAACAATGGGTGCTATCACTGTTTCCGCAAATGCCCGTCCCGGTACTTATGTTCTGCGTATCAATGTTGCTAACACCAACGCTGGTGCTTTTGAAATCCGCAACCAAGCTGGCGCTTTGGTTGGCACTGGTAACGTAGCTTCGGCTTTCGTTGGTGCTGGTCTGGCTTTCACACTGGCTGATGGCGCGACTGACTTCGTAGTTGGTGATATTTTCACTATCACTGTTACTGGCACTGAAAAGTACAAGATTCTGGAAAATACTGCTGCCGATGGCTCTAGCGTGTTTGCCGGTATCTACATCGGTAATTCGCTTGGTGTGTTTGCTGATACTGATGTGTCTGCCACTACTGACACCACTGTGATTGTGCTTGAGCGTGGCCCTGCCCTGATTGCCAAGGAAGCTTTGACGTTCGGCGCTTCGGTTGACACTGCTGCTGAAAAAGCTGCCGTGTATGCTCAAATGGCTGCTGTCGGCATCATCGCTGAAGCTCAAATCTAATAATAGGAGACACAGAGAATGTCCGTAGTTCGCAGTTACACTGACGCTTTTCAAATTATCGACCGCACCCCGGAAATCAACCTGATTCCGAACCAGTGGGGTATTATCACTCAATCGGGTATTTTCCCGGCTGCCGAAGGTGTTACCACCCCGGTTGTGAGTATGGAACAAATCACCAAGTCTGGCGCTGTTATGGTTGACCGGATTCGT